TTAGACGTTGTATGAAGCAGATAACATGATTCCACCAGTAGCATCAATAGGAACTTCGGTTGCTGCACCTCCGCCAGTTGGGTACTGCCAAAGCGTTATATACGAAGCAGAAATCTCAACGAATGCAGTCATAACGGAACCAGCAGTAAGTGCTATGTTGTTTAAATATCCAACAGAAGCTGACCAGTAATTTGAAGCATTAGTAAACGGAAGATTACCAACAAAAATGTTTCCTGTTCCAGTGTGCGCTGACCAAGTAAGATAAATTTGCACTGTAACTTGTCTTCCAACTTTAGTGTATATACCGCTTTGATTGGAATACGTTCCAGTGCCAGCAGTCGTACTTCCAACAATAGTCGGCGTAAACGTCCCCTCCTCGTAATCGTTCAGTAGCTCGGAGGTCATCGTTCCGCTGCCGCTTGTAGTCGCGGAGAAGTCGATGCCTTTGCCGGAGGTGCCGAGGATGACGTTGCCGTTGGAAACGGTTACATTGCCAGCGGAGTTCAATATGAACTGGGTAGCATTACCGCCACCGCTTAGATACAATCCGTTCTCAGCGCGAATTGCCAGATTGTTGGCAGGTGAGCCACTAATCATACCAGAAGCAGCACCAATGAATCCAAGAGAGCCATCGGTGATGGATTCAATTTTAATTGTTGTCGATCCAGACGGTCCTTTAACGTGAAAGGTGTTAGTCGGCGTAACACCCACGCCAACGCCAGTGGTATTTACGATCAGTCCGGTCGAAAGAACCGTCAGATTGCCCGTCACACCCAGCGTCGTTCCCACCGTAGCCGCGCCGGTGATGGTCGCGGAGGCGAGGGTGGCGGTGCCGGATGCTCCGAGGATGTTGTTGACGCTGATCTTCTTGGTGGTGCCAGATGCCGCCATTGTCGTGTCAGAGACATCGACCACCGGAAACATATCGTTGACTGGATCGGCAGCAGTCAGTGCCGTTAGTGCTGTAATTTTAGAGTCTGCCATAGGTCAGTTGGATTGGATTGCGAGTTTAAAGAGGTCTTCCTGTTGCAGAAAACCAGCGTCTTCACGCAACAGAGAGTCGAAAGTGCCAAAGGTGATGACGATCTTTCCGGTGCCGTCTTCTTGCAGCACAAAGAACTCGTCCTCTTGCAGAACATCTCGACGCAGCACCGGCGCATCGGTGCCACCGGCTTGACCGGAGAACAACCGATTCAGTGCTATGCCGATTGAGATCATTAGGCTCTGGCGTTAAACGCTACGACAGAACCGGATGAAATCTGAAATCCAGTGATGTTGCCCACCAGCGGGAAGCCAGCAGGAATGGTCTTGGAGGTCCAAGTGCCGGATATTCCAAATCCCGTAATGGAAGTGAACACCGTCGGCTCGGTCGGAATCAAGCCAGCCCAGTTGCCGGTCTGAGCGGCGGTGCTAGTGACCAGCGCAAAGCCCTCGCGGCCCATTGAATATTCAGTCGAAATGTCTGCTTGGACGGCCATAAAATTGTGTTTCGGTTAAAGGGAGGGTCACCAGCGTATCCAGTGACCCTCCCAGTTTTGGTTGTTTAACCTTTGCGGATCTTCGGTGCCAGACTGCCCTGTATCCACAGGATCAGTTTGCCTCCCTCGGGAACAGAAACAGTGTTGAAATTAGTGCGCTGGAGAGTCGCATCAATTTCGGGACCAGCCAGCAATTTAGTTTTGCCGGTCTTGTCCACTGCTATGGTTGTTGCAATACGCATATCCTAAAGGATTAAGCGGTGATCAAAACCTCAGCTTGCGTAGTATCCGCAGCAGCCGCACCAAACATGATATCATAAGATGCCATATGAGCGCGGGTAGAGCGGGAATACCAGACAGAGAGCAACACAGACAGACCATTGCTTAACTCAACAGTGCGCTGCTCAACGAACTCACCGGCAATCATTCCAACCGGCAAGCCGCTCGCAATCGCGATAGCGTCCTGACCGCAAACGAATCCAGCAGTGTTGGGGATGGCTCCAGTGTAGTCGTTCTGCTCAAGAATATTCGCAAATCCGAAATAGCCGTTATTCAACGGACCATAACGCGAGTCAGGGAACGGATTAGTTCCAGCGGCAGCAGTCAACTGACCGGAGAACATCAAACGAGCCAAGTGTCCACCGTCCAGCAGCAGCAACTTCTGGCGGTAATTCTTAGCCAAAGCCAAGATCGCGGGAAGATCGCTAGAATCAAAGTTGGCAGCAGTACCAATGACAGTACCAGCACCAAACAGCGCGGCAGTCATCTGAGCGGTGACCTTCTTGCTAATACCAAGAGCAAAGATCTCAGCAGAACCCTGAGCCAAGTCACTGATAGCAAAACCCTGATTCAACTCCTGCTGAGTGACGGTAAAGCTCTTGGTGATCTGATTAACAGTCACCGAGGTAGCAGCCAGCGTGGACTGGTTAGCCGCACCATCCTCAAAGTTGGTAGCGTTATCAACAGTCGCATCACCAGTGGTGAACTTCTTGACCTGAACGGTAGCGCGGGGACGCAAGTTATCCAAGCCAACGTTGCGCGTAAAGCCAGCGATCATCGCGAGCTTAGTGGTAGCAACAGTGATAACCGCATCAGCGAGATAATCGACAACCAAGCCAGCAGCGAAAGTATTCGCGTTCTGAGGAGCGATCATCGCGGACTGACGCAGCAACTCACCATGATTCTCAATGAGGAAGCTCTTACGCTCTGCACCAGCGCGGAGGCTCTTGTGCTTCTCCAACAGAGGATTACCCAAGTTCACGATCACAGGACGAACCGGATCGGGAGCAGGAGCGGCGGTGGGCGACTTAATGGAAGCCTCCAAAGCGGAAAGCTTTGCCATGATGGTAGCGAGATCAACGGAAGCGGCAGGAGCAGCCGCAGCCGTCACAGTAGTGGAATCGGACATATTTGTGTCGGGTTGTTGTGTTGGTTGCGGCGTGGAGTCCACGCCATTTTTGCTGTTAGCTGTGTTGCTATTAGCAGAAAGCTTGTCGTCTAGGGATTCGTCTTCTTGCTCTTCTTGACGCTCAATCTGAGCATATAGAGCGTTGAACCAATCGCGTCCAGCAGCACCTCCCCAGAGGTTGGCAGCTACGTCCGCAGGAGTATTAGGCTCCGCTTCCAAGAATCGGTCGTTACGTCCCCACCAAGCGTTGGCTTTGCGGATCTTATTTTCGGTTGGAGCCTCTCCTGCGACCAACGATTTAGCGTCGGTTACAGTTGCTGGCTCTAGACCATCGCCAGCAAGACCTTCCTCGTATTGCTCAAGACCTCGACGGAGGTTGTTCTTGACCGTCTCAGGAGCAGTCTTCGTAACAGCGCGAGGATGCCATTTAGCGGCCATTGCCAATTGCTTGATGGGTTTGTCCACCAAGCCAAAAGCAAGAGCCTCAGCGGTGGTAAACCAAGTTTCCGCTTTCATTGCAGCGCGGATAGACTCAGCGGAGCGTCCGGTCTTCTTATTGTACACCCCAACCAGCACCTCGGCGTGTTGATCCAAAGCCTCAGCCATCTTCCGCATATCCTCGGAAGTGCCGGAAGCCATCCCAGACGGGTCGTGGATCATCATCAGAGCAGCGTCAGCCATCTCTACGCGATCACCGGCAAGAGCGATAATTGACGCGATAGAAGCAGCGATACCCACAACGCGAGTGGTCACCGGAGCTTTGCGACCGCGCAATTGATTGTAAATGCTGAGACCATCCCAAACATTTCCACCGGGAGAGTTGATCTCTACGAGCAGCGGACCATTGCCAATCTCGTTGAGAACATCCGAAAACTGCTTTGCGGATAGACCAGAACCGCCGTACCAGTCTTCGCCAATCTGATCGAAGATTTGAACGGTAGCAGGATCACCGGCAGCGTTTGCCGGTGCGTAGTAAAGCCAATCTGACTTCTTGGTAAAACTCATTCGGTTTTCTTGGCTTTTGGTTTCCGAGTCTTCTTGACGGTAGCGGTAATCTCGTCCTGCTCTACAACAACAGGTTGCGACCCACCTTCTGACGGAGCGACTGGAGACGGAGATTCAGAAGGATCGCCTTCAATGTCAATAGCAGTTGCAACACTAGTTGCGGGACGCTCTTTCTGAATCACCGAAATCTCAGATACATCAACGCCATACTTTGCAGCGAGTTGACGTACAAACAAAGCTTGTTGGGCTTTTGACTCTAAAGCCGAACGCCAATCGAGACCACGCGCTCCGTAGACCTCGTCAAAGGTTACAACGCCAGCCTCTAGCTCTGCCAATTGAGCCGCAGAATTACGGCCAACGTCAACATTCGGGGAGCGCGGAGCGGTGATTGATACTTCGTACCAATCCGAGGGAGCGTCATTGAGCGTAGGATCGTTCTTGATCGCGTACTCCATCGCATATTCGTAAATGCGACGAGCCGCTGAAGCCATAACTTGATGGCGAGAGCGGAACCATACAGATGACATATCTAGCGCACCGCGATAAACAGTTCCCTGCATTGACTCTGGGTAGACCAGAACGTAAGGGATACCAACGCCAGCACAGACTTTCTCAGTCAGTTGTCGCCAATACTCGCGCATATTTACACCGGGACGCTCGGTTGCAAACTGCTCGAAACTGTCACCGTTTTTCATCACCTTCACGCCAGATCCAAAGACCTGTTCGTAGTAATTCTCGGCGGTGTTTACACTCGCTCCAGCAGTACCAGCGCGGAGGTTACTGGCTTGGACTTCGCCAGAGACGGTCTTAACAATCTGAGCGACAGACGCGCCTAACTTACAAGCTTCCATTTCCAACTTTTGCAGATCATCCAGATCGTGCAGATCGTTAATGACTGCCGAAACAAACGGAAGACCTCTAAGTTGACCGGGACGATTCGGTTCGTAGATATGGACTACGGAGTCAGAAGGAATGGAGCGAACATCAGTCAGGTTACCCTGAGTTTTTTCCGATCCGATAAAGTAGGAGATGGCTCGTCCAGTTCTTGGATCAAACCGGATACCGTCAAACACAGTCTCGTCTGCTTGCATCCCTACCGGAGTAGCAATGGATTGAGCCTCGATAAGTTGTAATCGAGGTCTGCCAGTGTCTCCTTTGGTCAACAGCAGGAACGACTCACCATCATAGAACCAGCCGCGAGCGGCTTGCCCCATTAAAGTGGAGAATGACTGGCGAGAACTGATATCGGGATAACGGCTCCAGACATCAAACCACTTCTTGGCTTTAAGATTCCACGCAGAATCGCTGGAGGCCGGTTGAACGGAGAAGCTGGAGCCGACAGTGTAGCTTTCAAACAAGTCACCAAGCCTATTCAGTACAGCGTTGTTTTGCTCGAAAAAGCGAGACTTGCGAACGATGGCTTGACGAGTCGAGCTAGTAACATCGAACCGCGCAGAAGTGTAAGAGGTGTCGAGATAAGAGCGGCGCAACGAATTACCGGCTCCCTCGTATTTGTTAACGGGAGGAGGGAACAGCTTGTTCGCTATGTTTTGAAGGAATCCCATTAGCTCATTCGGGTTGTGGCTTCACGGCGGAATTGCGTGAAATCCCCATAATACCGAGTGGTTGAAACCAGAACGGCGGTTAACATTTTATTGTAAATTTGGAGATCGGTGGGACTAGCAATCCCATCACCAGCCAAAAGCGTTACGGCGTAATCGTAATCCGAAAGCAGAGACTCCCACATTTCCAGCATTTCCACCGAAGACGGCGCACCTTCACCCGGCTTAGAAAACGTGACTGAAACGTCTGCACTTGATGTTTGACTTACAACGTTTCCGGTTTCAATTGAGCTTGCGGCAGCGGTAAGTTTTACAAGCAGCGCGGCAAGTAGGGTCAACGAAGCCTTTCCGGCATACGTAGTGCGTAGATACGACCGCTTAGTTGAGACCGTGTAGGTGACCACCGCAACGGATGTTCACTGAATTTTTGCAAACGTCAAGCAGCACTTTCAACTTCATTTGAATTTGGCTTTAGGTCGTTCCATAACATTGCCATAGCCAACTGCATCAGTTCGCAGTCGTGCAAATGGTCAGGCCATCGGTGATTTCGTTTGAACCACTGGTAACGAATTCGCCCACTTCTATTGGCTGTGGGCTTTAAAACGTGAGAGTCCAAGTGTTTCCAGTAAACATCCGAACCAACGGAAAACGCGCCTTCAACCTGCATTTGGTTTGGAAGGGAACAAACGCTCCAAGAAAACTGCTCGTTTGACCTACGAAGCTTAGACAACATTTCTCGCAAATGTTCGGTATCAAAAACCAACAAAGGTTGAACCACATCCGTTCGCATGGAGGTGGATGTTGAAATTCCGAATGGATGAATGGACCCAGACTTTGTCGTAAAACGTGCGCCGCTTTCCCGCCCCTTCATGGGCATCCATCCAACGAGCATTGGTTTTCTAAGTCCACCCTCAGGTGGGTATCGTAATCCGCACGGATAGCTAACTGGGTTTCCGCTTGTTGAAGAATAACCGCTACAAGCATCGTAAACTGCCTGTGTATTAAAGCCTGAGTCGATTCCGACATCCATGTCGTGAACTTTAAGTTCAACTTGAACTCTTCGCAGTGCAGCAAAGTCGTCGGCGTGTCCTGCTGCTACCAAGCGTGAGTTTCCTCCGTTCCATTCTCGACATACCCACCAAAAATAAGGAGCGGCGGCTTGAACGTCTGCGGTCAAGTATCGACGAGCTTCCGGCATTTCAGCGTCAGAAATAATTTCTACTCGATCCGTTGTGCCTTCTTGGTTTTCCCAAGGCTCCGCTAACATACCATTTACAAAACCTTGAAGTCCCATCATCGAGTTTTTAGCTTCAAGGAACGCGACAGCAAGATAACCCCAAGTACATTTTTTGTCAGGGCTGTAAAGACTTGAAAGGTGATAGGAACGAATTGACGAAAGGCTGTTTGGGTTTTCGGCAATCCATTTTCCGTGACGCAATGCGGCTACTTTGTAGCTGTCAGAAATCCTCCCTTGGCAAAGCTGGCATTCGTAGTAGGCAGACGACCGAATAGCATGCCAATCGTATTTACCGTCTTCGGTTTTTGCGTTGTCCCATTTTACTTGTTTCCATTCTAAGCGGATTAGTTCTTTGCAGTGAAAACAAGGGATGTAATACCGGCGTTGGTCTCCGCGAATAAAACGTTGCCAGATTCTTCCTTCGGTCATCGTTGGAGTTGATGTAAAAAAGGCCTTGGAACTTGAAAACGCCTTTAACCGTTGTTCAGCAAGATCCAAAGCGTCGGCTTCCTTAGCCGTTGCTTCCGCAAATTTATCAACCTCGTCAGCCACCAAAATGCGGACTGGACGAGACGCAAGGTTTGCAGGGGAGTTTGATCCAATGAAGGTAAGTGTGCAGCGATCAAACTGTTGTTCCAGATTTGTCATCTGGTCCATGTTCACTGGAAACCGTGCCTTTAAAGCAGGTGAATCTTCCAGCAATGGGTACCAACGAGTTTTAGAAAAGGATCGGGCTAAGTTTTCTGATGGCATCAACCACAAAACCGGAGAGGGTTCGTTATCAATTGCCCATCCAAGCCCTGCCATAAGCGTCGTTGTTTTGCTTGTTTGAGAACCCCAGCAAAGCGTTACATCTGAAACGCCGGGATCTTTCCAGCATTCCATAACCTCGCGGCAATAGGGGCGAACTGCTGTACGAAAGGGCCCGGGGCTTTCTGTTTGCCTTTGGGTAAGCGTTAAATTTTGTTCAGCCCATTCCACCACGGTTTGCTTTGGCGTGGGCCTATACAGCATCCTGCGATGTTCCAACAAATCACGCTCTAGATCGGTCATTTCCTTTTAAGTTTGACCAATTTCATTCCGTAATCGTTTACGCCTTTTTTAAGATCTAGTTCGTTACGTTTGATAAGTTTTTGCTTTTTAAACACCGTGTAGTTAACGTGGTGGTGCCATCGTTCAAATTTAAATTTTACCTCAGCAACATCAGGATGTTCTCGGACCAGCATCCTTGATTTGTCCATTGTCCCGTCTTTGTAGAGTTCATCAGTATTACCACCCTTGATTGTTTGTGTTCTAAGTTTTTGCTGAAGGAAAGCGTTGAATTGAATTGTACACCAACCCGCTTTAAGCATGTCCAAAGACATAATTGTGTCTTCGTTATATCGACCTCTCCATCTGAACGGAACATCGTTTCGAATAAGGTTACATGAGTAGATTCGCGTGTTGGTAATAAATGGAGGTAAAGCCGATGCGCCAAATGCAAACATCGCGTAGTTTGGCCCAGCCATTGCAACGTTCTTGTACCTCAAAACAAAATCTTCCATTGCCCTCCAAAATGATGGACTGGTGGTTTGGATTCGAACATTCCGATTCATTCGTAAAAATCCTTTAATGTTATCGTCCATGATCCAGTGCCATGGGTAGCCGGATTTTATAGAATGATCCCAAATAAAGTTTCGGGCTGGTCCTGAACCGGTTGTTTTGGATAAACCCAACGAGTCACAAAGCTCGTACTTGCTTTTGTACGACATGTCTAACTCGATCACATTTGTTAAAAGCCCAAATTGTTTTACAGCATCCTTGTACTTCTGAACTTCATGTGGCTCTACAACAATGTTGTGAAACACGCCCATTTCAGTTAAAGCCTTGGACGTAATCATGTATTCAAAACGTCCTTTGCTTGGTATGTAGAGTGGAAACTGCGGTTTCATTTGCTGGTCTTAGGCTTTCCTCCCCATCTGTTGTTTGAAAAGTGGGCGCACAGCATTTCAGGTGGAAAGTTTTTCTTGTCTAGGAAAATGGTAATTTTCTGATCTCGTTTGGGAGCCATAAATCCGTTGTACGGATAAAATGTTTTTGCCGGTAAATGCCTAACATCCGAGCGTCCAAACATTACGGACGAGAAAAACGCTGGTCCCGTTTGAACCGATGCAGCCCTCCCTTGATGTTTGTGATACCATGCCGGAAAAGCTTTGAGCAAATCTGTGAAAGCAGGATGAAAAGCTGGCCCTCCAAATACGGCTGACTCAAATGAAGTCGACGATCGTTTGGCTGCAAAAGGTCTTGGATCACTTAAAAGTACATCCATGGGTTTTATGGGCATTACGTCGGTATCAATGTAAATTCCTCCAAGTTTCCACACAGCCATATACCGCATGATGTCAGACCGAGCCGCGTAACAAGAGCAGTTGCGCCATAGCTCTATAAATTCCGGCGGCATGATTTGCAGAGCGTCAACATCGTGCAGGGTAACAAATTCCCATGCAGGGTGCATGGCTTGAAACTCACGCCACCATCTTTCAAAGACTGGTGGCATTGGCTTATTGTCCCAGCCAATTCTGATAAAACGTTTTGGGATCATTTTGTTTCCTCTTCGGCATTTTCATCAGGAGCCCATTGCTGGTTTTTTAAATCACGGCGTTCCTTTTCGGGATACCAAACCGACTTGGTTTTGTCGGTGCAGTTTTGACCTAGCAATTTAAAAAACGCGGAAACATCTTCAGCAGTATCAAAGTTGACCACAACTTTTCGGAAGCATGGTTCCTCAGCCTCGTATTCAGGCATCCCTTCCCATTCGTCATCTGCGTTTGTAATTCCGCTTTCAATTTCCAAAAATAAACCGGACAATTCGGCATCGGAAAAGCCCGTTAATTTCTGGTCGAAGTTTTCAGCCTTCAAGGCTTCCATTTCAGCCCTTAGCATTTCCTCGTTCCACTGAGCGTTTAATGCGAGCTTGTTGTCAGCAATTACATAGGCGCGGACTTGTGATGGGGTAAGGTGCGTAAGGCGAATGCAGGGAACTTTTTCAAGCTCCAACTTTCTAGCCGCCATGACGCGACCATGACCAGCAATGATGGTCCCCTCTGCGTTAATTAACACCGGGTTTGTAAAACCAAACTCGCGGATTGATCCTGCAATCTGGGCGACTTGTTCCTCGGAATGCGTCCGAGAGTTGCGAGCGTACGGGATCAGTTTTTCTACTGCGATTGTTTCAATCTTGTTCATGGCTATTTCCAAGGGTCTGTCTGATGTAGAGTTTTAAGGGCAACGTCCTGCACCCATTGGTCTAGTTCACGCTCGGCATGTTCTGGGTCATGGGGGGAAATTCGTACTGCAAGTTGTTTTGGCATTGCTTTGAGCAGTTGAGCAACTGCGCCGTCATGGTCTGTCATAACCTTTTTGACCCAGTCACCCGAGACGAGGGTGCGTTCTTTCTGGGATAGGTTTAAAACTTCGTCTCTAGCGGATGTCAGGTTCTTGGCAGCGGAGGCATGGACGGAAACCATGCGCCCTGCGTCCTGTGTTCGATTACGAAGACTTTGAGCGGCAAGGGCATAGGCTGCACGTTCGATTTGTTTCTGTCGCTCGTAGGCTCCTTGCGGGGAATCTTGTGCAATCAGTGCGGTGTCTACAGGCTTCTCGGCTTCGGGCGGTCTGAATGGACCGGGCAGTGGGTTTGCTAATGGCTTTTTCCTAGCACTCGACCCGCGCCAAGCATCCGCCGCTTCAGGTGACTCTAACGGCATGCCAGCTTTGGTAAGTTTGCAAACCTGCCCACGCGACAAGCCGGAATAGCGACAATAATCGGCCTGAGTCATTGTTGGAAAATTGGAGGTAGCTGTGTAGGGTGTACCTTTAAAAGATCCGACAATCCTTTTTCGATTGTTTTACGAGCGGGAGACTTTTCATTGGGTTCGTAATGCATTGCAATTTGAGCAGCGGTAGCCGAACCCAGTCGTATGCGTTGTAAGTGCCATTTAAGGGTATGGTGACCAAAGGTCAGCAGGACATAGTTGGCTGCATTTGTCATGGTTGGGCTTTGTTTCTTCACTTAGGAAACACGCTTCACTCGCAAGGACTTCCCGTTGGGCAAAAGTGTTTCCAATTTGTCTGGGCGTTCACGCTCGCTGAAACGAGACGCGACACGTTTACC